TCTACGGGTTTTCTGACAATGACGAAAACGATCAGGACATTGATATAGTAATTGACAATGCTGGTGCTGGTGGTACTGTTATTGTTGAATGTGCTAAGGTTGCAGGTTACGGTTCACAGCAACATCAAGGCGCTAACGGAGACTTAGGCTAATGAGACTAATAAAAGAATTAAATGAAGATCTACAGTTTATTGTAGAAGAAAACGCTGAGACAGGTAAGAAAAGTCTTTATATTGAAGGTGTCTTTCTACAGTCTAATTTACAAAACAGAAACGGTCGTGTCTATCCCAGAGAGATTATGGCGAAAGAAGTAGATCGTTATATGAAAGAACAAGTCAACACTAAAAGAGCATATGGAGAACTTGGACACCCAGACGGGCCTAATATTAACTTAGACCGTGTTTCACATATGATTACCTCTCTTAAAGAAGACGGTGACAACTGGATTGGAAAGGCTAAAATACTTGACACCCCTATGGGTAATATTGCCTCAAGTTTGATTAAAGAGGGTGCCGGCCTAGGTGTATCATCACGCGGTCTCGGTTCACTTAAAGAAAATGGCAAAGGTATAAATGAAGTACAAGATGATTTTATGCTTGCCACTGCTGCTGACATCGTAGCAGATCCATCAGCCCCTGATGCTTATGTACAGGGTATTATGGAAAATAGAGAATGGGTTTTTGTGAAAGGTGTCTGGCAAGAGCGAGAAATCGAAGAAACACAAGAATTTATTAGAAAGGCTTCTAGTAAAGACCTCACTGAGGCCAAAATTAAAGCCTTTCAAACTTTTTTAGATAAGTTATCTAATATTTAATTTGTATAAATATGTAAGACAGTTATAAATCTAACCGTAAAAGGAGATAAAACAATGGGTGTAGAGTCTAAAATCAGAGAGCTTATGGAAGGTTCAGCGAACCGTCCTAAAGATAAGCTCGCTGCTCGTGACGACAGCAACCCTACTCAAGGCGATTCAAATCCTAACCCTGAGCAACAGGACCTTTCAGGTTCTGGCAATGCTGAAGGTGGTTTGACTTCTCCCGTAGGTAAGGCTGCTTCGGGCAAATCGAGCAAAGATAACACTCTTCCTGCTGGTAACGGCGCTAAAGAAGCTCCTGCAAACTTTGTCAACGACAAGCCAAGCGAAACTGATGTAATGAAAAAGTCCTCTGCGGGCAACGTACATCGTGAAGAAGCTGAAGCTGAAGATGAAGAAGTAATTGTAGAAGATGAAGCCGTTGAGGAAGATGTAGAAGTTGTTACCGAAGAAGAGGAAGAAGTTGCCGTTGAAGACGACAATTTATTTGAGGCTGATCTTGAAGCCCTTTTCGCAGGTGATGAAAATCTCACAGAAGAATTCAAAACTAAAGCAGCTGATATTTTTGAAGCTGTTGTTACTTCCCGTGTAGCAAATGAAGTAGAAGCCATCGAGGCAGAACTCGAAGAACAGGCTAACACTGAATACGAATCACGCGTAGAAGAAATGGTTGAGAATGTCGATAAGTATCTCAGCTATTGTGTTGAGAACTGGTTGAAAGAAAACGAGTTGGCAGTTGAAAACGGCCTTCGTAACGAAATCACCGAGTCTTTCATTAAAGGTATGCAACAGGTATTCACTGAACATTACATTGAAGTACCCGAAGAAAAGTATGATGTACTTTCTGAGATGCAGACCAAAATCGACACGCTTCAAACCAAGCTTGACGAACAGGTAAACAAGAACTTAGAACTTAATGAAGAAGCTGTATCTTTGAAGAAGCAAAACATTTTTGCTGAAATTTCTGAAGACTTAGCTGACACTGAAGCAGAGAAGTTTGCAGTGATGGTAGAAGATATTACTTATACTAATGCTGAATCTTACAAATCTAAGTTAGAAGTTGTAAAAGATAACTACTTCCGTAAAGAGTCTGTTGAGACTTCCGAGGCATTGGAAGATTCAGGCGAAGGAGTTTCTTTAACAGAAAATACTGTTATGAGCAGATATGCTCAGGCTATTAGCAAAAGCACAAAATTTTAATATTATAAATAGTAAAGTTATTATATAACAACAATAAGGAGAAACTTCAATGTTTTTATCTGAACAGATTGAGAAGAAGTGGGAACCTGTTCTTAAGCACGATTCACTGCCTGATATTAGTGACCCGTACAAAAGATCAGTAACTGCGGTTGTTCTCGAAAACCAAGAAAAAGCTTTGCGTGAGGAAAGAAATCTCACGGAGGCTACTCATGCCAACCAAACTGGCGCCTCTATCGACAACTATGATCCTATTCTGATCAGCCTGGTAAGACGAGCTCTTCCCAATCTGATGGCATATGACGTAGCTGGCGTACAGCC